TTATTTGATTCACCTATTACAGGGTCAATTTCTTCGGTTACCCATTTCCAAATATAGTAGACGAAATACCCTAATCCGCCTGCGGCTATAATGGGAAACCCATATTTGTTTACTAAATCAACTAAGTCTTCCACTAGTCTCTCCTAGCGTCTGACTGTTCAGCTCTGGCTATTCTATCTAAATCTGGTGGGATGCCTAATGCGTGAGATACCTTTGTATCGATACGAATAATGTCGTGGTTCATAGCTGCTACTCGTCTATCTAATGCTTTGATAATACCAGACATGCCTCTTATCGATCCAGTAACACCTTCAAGGATAAACTTAACTGTAAGAAAAACGAAGTATCCGGCAATACTTGCACCGGCTATTGGAAACCCCACATCGGCTATTAATTTGAATATCTCTCCCATACAGGTATTTATATGGATTTTGAGTCAGAATCAATTAGTAGGGTACTTTTGAGATAATCTATCTAAAGAATTTAAAGGTTTTTGCTGTAGTTCATCAACTTCTTGCTCAATAGTTTTAGAAGGACTTATATATTCATCAGGTTTTATAGCTTCTTCTGGTAATGCCGCTGGTTCAGGTTCTTTATCAAGCCATATACGTTTCTTTGGCTTAGACTGTCTTAATATCTTATGAGGAAATGGTTTTTTTACAGGATCTATAGTAGAAGCTATAGGAGGTTCATCATGCCATGGATCTTCACTTACAGGTTGCCAAACTTGTTTCCACCCTTCAGGCGGTCTTTTTTTTAGAGACCAGTTTACAGCAACCAACATAAGAACTGCCAATGGATCAAATACTAATACAATCATAATGATAACCCAACGGACAGCTTTTTCTAATACATTAGATTCTGGATTATCTCCGTAGATTAAAGCAGCAATATACTTAATAGGACCTACTTCAGCCTCAATCTTACGGGCCTGAGAAGCAACTGGTGCTCGTTCCTCTTGTAGTTTAACTATAATCTTTTGAGCACTTGATATATCATTTTGTAGGTTATTACGTTCTTTAGATTGTGAACGTCTAATCTGTACAGCTTTATCAGCACCCTTCTCATCTGTAGATCTACTTAACTTCTCATCTACTTGAGCATCCATTTGTTTAAGTGCTTTACGAGACGCCTCAATATTATCTTTTTGTGTTTTAATCTTATCATCTAATATCTGCACTTGAGCAGATATGTCTCCAGCCGGTACAGCCTGATCTAAGTGAGCTTTAGATAAGAAACCAAAGATACCCATAGATGTAATCATCATAAGAATAACTACAGCGGTGGTGAAGTATGATTTGAATGTAAATGGGATATCGTGCCAGTTACGGTATAACCATGATGCAACAACTAGTTTAGATACCTCTAGGATACCACCCATAATAATGATAGGTACTACGGCGGCTGCAAAGATTGCCGTTAAACCCGCAATAGAATAGAATGCAGCAATAGCGGACAGCGACAAGGCAGCCACTAACATTATAGTTGTCATTGATTTATCGTTCATCTTCTATTTATTTTATTTCTGGCTCTTGATTCTGCTATATTAGCATCTTGGATACGAATCTTATCGTCTTGGGCTTTAATAAGTTTATTTTGTTCTTCAATTAGTCTAATAATAACTAGATCTTCTTCATGTAGACTAATGTTCTTTTCATTGGTATCTTTTAATAGTACTTCAAATGACTTTAGCTTACCTTCATATTCAGTTACTTGAAAGTAGCATAGAGTTGCTACATAAACACATGCTGCGGATAATATAGTTAAAGCAAACATTGTAATATCATTTTTCAATTTTAATATGACTCCTATGTACACGACATTGTATTTGACCATTATACCATTCATCAGGTTTTTCTAGAACTTCATGAACAAACTGATACTTGGCTTCATAATAATTTGCAGTGCCTTTGGACAGACAAAGCATTAGGATCTCCCGTATAAACTTATCTTCTCCTAATGCCTTGACGTCCTCTTGCACTTCTTTTGAGGAAGACCAATAAGTCTTCCAATCTGATTCTACTTTAGATCTTTTCTTCTTACCTTTTACGGTTTTTGTTTTACTGAATTTTGCAAGCTTTTTTCCAATGTATCTTTTACCGCTCGCCAAATTAGTGATAAGATAAACAAAACCAGCATACCTTTCAGGAATTTCATGTATTGGTTCTCCTTTGTATATCCAATGTGATTCATAATCCATTTTAATCAGTTCTTTTATCTATACTATAAAACCAGTCGTCACTAGCTGTCCATTTTGTGGTACCATCCACACTCCATATAGTTTGCGCGGCTTTAAAGTCTGGAAATTTATTAGCGTCTGATATTAGGCTTTGGTCGTACCATAAGCACCTATTATTTGGTTGACACGCAAATTGACCATTATCTAGTTTAATAAAATTAAAACTCTTATGTTCTTCTGCAACTTCGGTAAATCCTGTATCTAACTCCATTTCATCAGCACAAAAATCTACTGTGAATAGATAGTTACCAAAGTACCATTGTTTATCTTTACCATAAAACTTAACGCCTAAGTTTCTAAGACCTATCTTTTCAATGATGGTAAACCTATAACCCATACAATCCCATAACTGTAATATATCGATAGGTAGGTTACCTGCATCTTGTTTCCATACATAGGCATGAATAGGTAACTTATCGTATAGTGCACCATAGTTTGGTAATAATGATTCTATACGAAACACTTGACCTCTTAATGCTTTAAGACTAACCCATATTGCTGGTTCTAGTTCTCCATGACCTTTTTCAAAGTTGTAGAGAAATTCACGTTTAACCCAACATTTTATAGGTGGTAATGATGATACTATATAACTCACTCTTCGTAATCATCTTCTTCAAATATATCGGCACCACAGACTGGGCAATAAACAATATCTTCTATTGTGACATCATTAGTCTTAACAGTTACTTTTCCTGTTGATTCACAGTTTTCACAGTGAAAATACTTTGTTGCCATTATTGAGCTCCTCCCCATACATCTTCCCATGAACCTTTGAGTGCACCTTTGGCGTAATCAGTTACTCGGTTCTCAAAGAAGTTACCATGTACAGGAGCATTAATCATCTCTTCTACCCATGGTAGTGGGTTCTTTTTAACTTTAAATATACCTTTTAATCCTAATGAGATCAAACGTCTGTCTGCTATATATCTAATATACTGCTTAACATCGGCTGGTTCTAGTTCTCTCATATGAGTACCACTAAATGATAGGTCAATAAACTTATCTTCTAGATCTACCATCTTTTCAGCAATAGTATAGATCTTGCCTTTCAAATCATCATTCCAGATCTCATTGTTCTCTTTGATGAACGTCTTAAATAACTTAATCATATTTTCAGCGTGCATGGTTTCATCTACAATAGACCATGTAACAATCTGACCCATACCTTTCATCAGACCATGACGAGGAAAATTAAGCAACATAATAAAAGAACTAAAAAGCTGCATGCCCTCCGTAAAAGCAGAGAAGACGGCGATGTGTGTTGCAGTTGAGCTAAGGTCACCATTTTTCGAACTGAGTTCTGTAACATAATCGTGTTTATCCTTCATTTCTTGGTATTCAAGGAATTCATTATATGTAGATTCTGGCATACCTAATGTCTCAATCAAATGAGAGTATGCTGCAATATGTAATGCTTCACGAGCAGCAAAGCCCATAAGCATCATTCGTATTTCTGGTTGAGGGAAGTATGGTAAATAGTTCTTAACATAACCACCAGCCACATCGATGTCACCTTGAGTAAAGAATCTAAAGATGTTTGTGAGAAACTTCTTTTCTTCATTAGTAAGTTTCTTTTTCCAATCCTTTACATCTTCTGCCATTGGAACTTCTGTATGAAGCCAGTGTGACTGTTCATGCTTTAACCACGCATCATATGCCCAGGCATAATTGAATGGTTTAAAATATTCTCTAGTGTCAGTTAGTTTACTTCCCATATTAAAAGTCTTTCAAATGTAATACTGTTTTCTCAACATTAGCTAAGTTAGCAGGTAGTGCTGGTGAAAAGTTAATACCAGTTTTTTGTTCAATAGTTGCAACTGATACCGCATAGTTATCTATAAGCTTTGGATCTAGCTTCTCATTAGTGAATAGGTAAGCAATTTGTTTACCAGATTTAGGATCAATAACAATCTTATAAATCTGATTAGGAATGGCTACTTTATTCATCATTGTAGGTTGTGCAGCAAATATAGTACCAGTGATAACATACACTTCACCTTTAACTTGTGCCCAATATCTAGTATTCTCTTCAAGATATTTCCAAATACCACGGTTATTACCAGGAACTTGTGGCATCATATTAGTTAGATAGAAAGATTCAGACATGGCTTTAGCATCAAATACCATATCAGCGGCTGGAGCCATATGTCCACGGTCAAAGCCCATACCTGTATAATCAGCTAGTGTTGCTCTATGCTGAGCTGGAACTTCTGGATCTTCTCTGAAATCATCTTTGCGAGGAGCAACTTTAGTTAAATTAGCCACTTTAATGTGTTCTACCACATATGATGCTACATTTGTGTTATAGTTATAGTTAACTGCATAACCAATACGGCATAGGTACTGATTATTACCTTCAGCTTTAACTGGTGCACCATAGATTACGTGTTGTTTACATTTTGTATCGATATCATTTGCTGATACTACTGACGCAAATGCTAATAAAACTATTGCTACTAACTTCTTCATACATTTTCCTCGGTTTCTAAATAGATATTACATTCACTTGTTGTTATGTCGGTAATCTTTACTTTTTTACCATTAATTTTAATAAACACATGCGGTTCCATATGTCTTTTCTTAATAGATGATGCATCGTTATTACCTAAAAATATATTACGGCCAGCATCTTTTAATCTTTTCATCATTCCTTCTAGTTGCATATTTATCCCTCACAAGCTAAACAGGTTTCGCCTTCAGTCATTGCTTTTAAATCAATCTCTGCAATAACTTCACGTTCAATACGTTTTGATACTTTATCGGCCTTTGCAATCTTATCAGATCTACAGTAGTACATAGTTTTAAGTTTTTGCTTCCAAGCTTGGAAATGAACTGCATGTACATATTTAATATTGCTATCAGGTCTAAAAAATACGTTTAAGCTTTGGGCTTGGTCGATATACTCTTGACGATCTGCTGCATGTTGGACCACCCATCGTTGGTCAATTTCCATAGAAGTCTTGAACACATCCTTGGTCCAATCATCCAATACATCCAAATGTTGAACTGAACCATCATTTGCAATAATCGAAGACCAAATCTCATCATACTTATCATTTGCTTTTTCCTTTATAATCTTGTCAAGATACTGGTTCTTATGTAAGTGGGATCCGGATAAGGTGTCCTGTCTGTAGGCATTTGCTCTAAAGGGCTCGATACTTGGACTTGTGTTTCCCATGAGGATGGAAGAACTAGCATTAGGAGCAATAGCCATAAGATGACTAAAACGATTGCCCGTACCTTCGGCATCAGGTGCTTCTCCTCGTTCTTTACCCAATTGCTGATTCGCTTTGTCAAGGTTAGATCTAATGTGTGAGAAGATTTGTTTATTAAGTCCCGTTGCCATTGGACTCTCCCAGGCAAGATTTTTTCGCTGCAACAAAGCATGCCAGCCAAGAGCACCAATCCCAATGCTCCGCTCACGAGAAGCAGAATACTTAGCACGCTTAATAGTAGAAGGAGCTGTGTCAATAAAATATTGTAACACATTATCCAGCATTTCTGCAACATCTTTAAGGAAAAGTTTATTATCTTTCCAATCATCATAATACTCCAAGTTTAAACTAGATAAACAGCATACTGCAGTTCTCTTTTCATTAGTAGGTAGGATAATCTCAGAACAGAGATTTGATTGATGTATCTTTAAACCTTTGTCCTTTAACCATTGAGGCATCTTTCTATTAGACTCATCAATAAAATGTAAGTATGGTTCGCCAGTAGTGATACGTAGTTCTAATAGCTTTTGCCATAGTTCTTTTGCTGATACAGTTTCTCTTAGTTCACCTGAATGTGGATCTCTTAATTCCCATGAGTCGTCAGCACTTGGATCTTTCATGCAGTTCTCAATGATCTCCATAAATGCATCTGGGATATTAACACCATGATGTAAGTTCAAGCAACGCATGTTCTGATCACCTGTTGGCTTGCGCATTTCCAAAAACATTAGAATATCAGGATGTGAAATATCCAAGTAAGCAGCATAGCTACCACGACGAGTACGACCTTGGCGATAAGCCAAAGAACTAGCATCATACATTTTAAGATGAGGCATAACACCAGTAGACTTATCGTCGGCACTAC